CCTCGCTTTATGTCGACCTCTTCTCCTAGAACGCGGCGCCTCTGCCTCAGCTGACCTGGAAGGTCAACATCTGGTACGACGTCGTCATCCGACCATCCGGCTCTGCCTAGTGCGTCCGCTACTCGAAGGAAACTTTGAACGATGTCCTGGTGTGGAAACACCTTGACAAGCAACCTTCTACCCTCCACACATGTGGCGGCGTAGCCTAACAAGCGAATGAGGTGTTCGCCTGGTTGTCTCTTCCTGTGTCTCTCAGGAAACACCATTCTTTGAAGGAGTTCCTTCTCTGAACGATGTGGCTGACTGTGGACCCACCAGTGCCCCAAGAAGTGTGTTCGATTGTCATCAAACTTCTTGGACTCGGCAGACTTGTCTGTGATTGTTGATTTCTCAACGCTCAAGACAAACCCCAGATCGCTAGCGGCTGATGCAAGCTGACTAAGCGAAATTCTCGCGTTTGAGCCTACAACAACATCGTCACCCATCACTAGCACTCGATCATGTGAAAGGCTGTGACCCGTCACTTTCTCCCACATGTACGAAACGAGAATCAGGTTCACAATTGAGTCAATAATGGAAGTGAATGCGCTTCCACTTGGAACCCCTTTGTGTTTTTGATACACCCGACCATCTGGAGCAATAATACGCGAGTGGATAAAGTCGTTAACGTACCTTCTCCACACACCCAGCTCATGCTCATTCAGATCAAGATGCGTCCGTGCTACTCGGAACGCGTCATCAATCATCCTGGCAGGGACTGTCGAATCGAACTTGCTAAAATCTAGCGAGTAGACGTACCTGTACCTCGATTCGATTTCGCTGATGATCGCACCCTGTTCGTGTCCTCTGAGACCCCAAACAAACGGTCTCGACCGAGAAAGGCTCTCCATGACCCGTTTAGAGTAACGCGTGCCCACAATAGTCGTAGGGAGCGGCGCCATCCATACGAGCCGAGTTTTTGGACCAGCAGTCCCAGGCTGAACGCGACGACCAAAAACATAGGGGTCGAAGCCCCGGCCCTCAGAAATGATTCTGTTAGCCAATCGTGCAGCGGCATCCAAGACCAAATCATTGCGCCGGAAAAAAGGAGCGCCACTGTAAGAAGTCCGAATGACATAATCGTCCACAACTTCAGCCACTGAATGAGGGAGCTTCCCTCCAGCTTTAGAACCTGCAGAGTCATAGACCGAACGAATGGCTCCCTTGTAGGCAGCGGTTTCGAAGGGTCGTGTATGACGTTCGGCTCTACCCAAATTTTGTATTGATCCATTGGGTAGTGCAGCTCTCCCGTCAGATTCGCCAGACTCATCAGCATCATGTCGAAACCCGACATCATGTTGTTGGTCTTCACCCTTACTTGAGTTCCCTCTTTCGTGATGACCTGAATCTCGTCCTCTTCGAGTTCCATTGGCGGCGTAAACTGAACGTTTGGTGGTGGCGCGACATGAACACGATCCGTGTCCACTGACGGTGAACTGAAGTTCATCGTTGTCGCTGGTTCCGTCGAAGCTTGTGCCTGATTTGGTGGTGTGAATTGGACAGCCGTAACTGGCAATCCCTTTCTCCACCCATTGAGGGTCGGTGACACTCCGATTATCCCTTTCTGGCACGAGCCCAGTTGCGAGATCGCCGAGTGCGTTCTCCATTGAATAATCAACGGCAACTAACTCGACAGCTCTACTGAGCGAAGCGATGGCTTTGGCAACGCGATCTTCATTGCCTCGGCTGAGGTAGGGACCAAGATCATCAATCCCTGCTCTCGCACGCAGATGCATGAAACACCTCCTAAGCGGGTCGTTAGCCAGCCGCGGGGACCAGCCGCTAATCGGCTGACAGTGACGTGTCAAGTCACATTCCGCTAAGCGTTTGACAGACGCTAGCCTACCGTTGTAGCACTGCTTGCCAAGCAGAACGGGATGAGAAATCTCATCTGAGCCATTACGTGGCTAATCGTTT